GAGAGACATTCACAAACTGCTGGCTTATTTGATTCAATTGGAAATGCTATTGACGATCAAAGCGTCTTATTGAAAGAGCAAATTATTGAATTGAAAGCATTGGTTAATTTACAATCCAATGCAAACGTGGCGTTGATTAACGAGATGCAAGGCATGAAAGAAGAATTAAATACCATTTCACGCAAAGCTAAACTTGAGGCGGCAGCATGATTTATATTCTTGAAATAGTCGCGGCAATTGACGCAGCAGGCACGACAACCACGCTGCGTTATTCTTCACAGCCTTACACAACAAAACCGTCTGATACGCCTGCAAATACGTTTTATGATGATAGGATTACCAATCCAGCATCAATAAGCAGGTCGTTATATAGTAGCGGTACAACAAGCGGTGCAAGCCGTGTAAATTATGGCGCGGTTGAATTAACAAATGTTGATGGTGGTTTAGATTACATTTTGCCTTATTCTTTTGACGGGCGTTCGCTTGTTATTAAGATTGGAAACGCTGGTGACGCTTATTCTTCATTTGTGACAATTCTAGCAGGCACGATGGAGCAAGTAGAGTTTACATTTTCAAAAGTGACCATATTAGCGCGGGACAAATTAGCCATTGTTGATATGCCGCTGCAAACTAATTTATATGCAGGTAATAATTCTTTGCCCAATGGCGTTGAAGGTGTGGCTGATATTGCAAAAACACCTAAGCCATTATTATATGGACAAGTGTTTAATATCGCGCCAATCATGGTAAATAGTTCAAAATTAACTTATCAAATAAATGACGGTGCAATGGCATCTGTAGGTGCGGTTTACGATAAAGGCATTGGTTTAATATTTCATTCTGACGAAACTAATGTTGCTAATCTTGAGGCGCATGACCCGCCATCGGGAAAATATAGCACTTGTTTAGCACTTGGATATATTCGCGTTGGTTCATTGCCTGCCGGGTTATTAACCTGTGACGCAACGCAAGGTGCAACGTCAGCAAATAGAACAGTGGCGCAAGTTTTAAAGGCAATGGCATTAAAAGCAGGTGTTGCATCGGGTGATATTAGCGCAAGTGACGTAACGGCATTAGACACGGCAAATAATAGTGTTGTGGGGATTTGGATTAATAGCGAAGATGTAGCCATATCCGCAATGGATAGAGTAGCGCAATCAATTGGTGCATATTTTGGATTTGATGCGCTTGGCGCATTGCGCATGGGATTATTTGCAGCACCTACGGGCAGTGCAACACTTGAAATTGATGTGAACAATATTATTTCAATTGAACATGGAAGAACAAACGACACTGACAGAGGAATTCCAGCATGGCGCGTTAACTTAAGCTATCAAAAAAATTATAATGTGCAAACAACGGATTTGGCTGGCGCGGTAACCGCAGCGCGTAAAAATATTTTATCTCTTGAATCATTGAAAAAATCGGCTGAAGATACAGCAATTAAAACACAATATACGCTTGCACAAACTATTGAAAAAGAAACGTGCTTGGTTGACGCTACAGCAGCTCAAAATGAAGCAACTCGTTTATTAAATTTGTACAAAGTAAACCGCGATTTGTACACTGTAGATATTGCGCTTGATTTATCAGATACATTGCCAGATTTAAATGATGTTGTGAATATAACAATGAATCGCTTTGGTTTAAATTCTGGTAAACTATTTAAAATTATCGGCATTGAATCAGATTATTTAAAAAACCGCGCCACTTTAACGCTTTGGGGATAACATGAGCAACACAATTATTGGTTATCAAAACAGAATTGATGCAGCTACCTTTGCGGCTTATGGCTCATGGTCAACGACACTGCCATTAACAAATATCAAAACACGCTCACTTTCACGCAAAGCACGTTCAACAAACGCTGCTAATTCTTCTACTAAATTACGTTTTTCTTTAGATTCAGCGCGTGTTATTGGCTCAGTTGCTATTGTTAATCATAATATGCAAAAAGACGCCACATGGCGTTATCGCGTTTATTCAGATAGTGGCTATTCAACGATGGTTTATGATAGCGGCACAATTAACGTCTGGCCGTTAATGCCTTATGGCAGTTATGAATGGGAAGATGAAAATTTTTGGGATTTGCAATTATCAGATGAAGAAATTGCATTATTTACAAAAACATTAACATACGTTCCAGACACAATTGCATCTGCACAATATTATCAAATTGAATTTTTTGACAGCACAAACACTGACGGCTATGTTGAATTAGGGCGTATTTTTGTAGGCGCAATTTATCAACCAACATTAAATATGAACTTAGGCGCGTCAATTGGTGATGAAACAAACACCGTTGTTGATGTGGCATTAAGCGGTGCAGAATTTTTTGATAGAAGAACATCATACCGCGTGGCACAATTTACTTTAGACCATTTGACATATAATGAATCAATTATAAATGGCGACATTATAAAGATAAGCGGAGTGGACGCTGAAGTGGTTTATATTTATGATGATAATACTGCGTTAGACTTGCATAGACGCGCATTTCTTGGGCGTTTACGCGCATTGTCACCAATTTCTCAGCCATATAACACACGTTACCAAACAACATACGAGATTAAGGAATTACTATGAGTTCAGTTACATTTGACGTTGCGGTTGGAGGTGATGGCTCAACCGTTACCGATGACAACAATGCAACAACAGGATTGCGTGAAGGTGGTTGGAAAACGCGATTTGTGCCATGTTTTACACAGCAGGTTGCCGTTGCAAATTATATCGTAACAAAAGCAGGTGAAGCATCAACTAGCGCGTCAGCCGCTTCAGCAAGTGCAACAGCCGCAGCCGCAAGTTATGATTCATTTGATGATAGATACTTAGGCGCAAAAACTTCTGACCCGTCTGTTGATAACGATGGAAACGCTTTAATTACTGGTGCTATTTACTGGAATAGTTCAAGCAGTGTTATGAAAGTTTGGTCTGGTAGTGCTTGGGTTTCTTATAACCCTGCTATTAGTTACTTGGCATTGTCTGGCGGCACGATGACTGGTGCAATTACGTTTGCAGCCGGTCAAACTATTACGGGATACCTGCCTACTACTGGCGGCACGATGACGGGGAACATTGTATTTAATAGCGGCCAGCCTTTAGGCACACCTTCTAGCGGTACGTTGTCATCTTGTACGGTTGATGGTACAAACGGCGTAGGCTACATCAACATCCCTCAAAACAGTCAATCAGCGGCTTATACGCTTGTTGCTGCTGATGCTGGAAAGCATATTTTCCACCCTTCAACTGACGCTAACGCTCGGACGTTTACAATCCCCGCTAACGGCTCGGTAGCTTATCCAATCGGTACAGCAATCTCTTTTGTTAATATGACTTCTCAAGTGGTCAGTATTGCCATCACAACAGACACGATGTATTTAGCGGGTACAGGTACGACAGGCACACGCTCACTTGCGCAATACGGCACAGCGACAGCGTTAAAACTAACATCGACTACTTGGATTATTTCCGGTGCGGGGTTGACCTAATGAGCGGGATTCAACAAATGTTAACGGGCGGGACATACACTACTTGATTGTCGCCCCTAAAGCATCAGGTGAAAACTCAAGCAGAACATGGGGTGTGTACGGAACAACGACAGGTATTACTTCAGTTATCAACGGGCCTACTAATTCTGCTTCATTAGCCGCGTTAGGGGCTTCGTATCAAGCGGCTGTATTTTGCGAAGGACTGACGATAGGCGGATACAGCGACTGGTATCTACCCGCTAAGAATGAATCAGAAGTGCTGTATTACTTTTTAAAACCTTCGACTATCACGAATAATACGTCTAGCGGTTCAAACGCAAATGCGGTATCACCAGAACCAATAAGCACCAATTACACGAGTGGTTCCCCTGCTCAAACGAGTGCGGGTATTGGATTTAGAATTGGTGAAACAAATGCGTTTGCCGCTGGCTCTGCCAACTATTGGGTTTCTACTGAGTACAATTCTACCAGCGCATGGGGCCAGAGCTTCAGTAATGGGGAAACGTACTACAGCTATAAGGACAGTAGTTTCTACGTCAGAGCCGTTCGCAGGATACCCGTATAACAACAGGAAATTATTATGTACATACAACTAACAAACATTGACGCAGATACAGGTATTCTTTGCACAGAAGCACCCATGCGTACAGGGCCTGTATTACCAGAAGTCAAAGGCTTTCAATTCATCTTTGCTAAAGAATCAGTTTATCCAATCGATACAAACGCTGACGGTTCTTATGCTGAAATGCCACTGTACTATGGAACGTGTGACGACGATGCAGACACATCATTAACTGGTGTTGTCAAAGTGCTTTCAGAAGTTGAATTTAACGCAGATAAACAAGCAGAGCATCAAGCTAGAAAACCATACCCATCTTGGGTAGGTGATATTGATACGATGTCATGGCAACCACCCGTGCCTTATCCGCAAGATGATAAAAGCTATTACTGGGACGAGCCGTCAGTATCTTGGGTCGAACAAACGCAAGTAGTTCAATTGCCATGAAAACATTTGAGTTAGGTTACTTTGGTAATATCTGGGTAAAGCAAAACGTCCTAGAGCTTGCTGGTGAAACACACGGTGGACATGAACATAAGTTCGACCATGTGACACTGTTAGTATCGGGCAAAGTATCTGTTGAAATTGAAGGTCACGAACCTAAAGAATTCACAGCACCAACATTTATTGTTATTCGCAAAGAACATCAGCATAAGATTACAGCAGTTGAAGACGGCACGGTTTATTACTGTGTCTATGCTTTAAGAAATATGGACGGTGAGCCGATTGAAGACATTTATGGTGAACAACACGACCCCGAATCAGCCAGTGCTAGAAATGATGGGTACTGGGAAAACATTAACAAAATAGATAAATAAGGATATTGTCATGCCTGATGAAGCCTGCCGGTTAGCTAAAGTAGAACAGCGCATGGACGCGCTTGAAGAAGTGTTTGAAGATCGCGGAAAAAAACTTGATGCAATAATCCATGCACTTGATGAAATGAAAACAGAGCAATCAAGATACAAGGGATTTATTGGTGGTATTGTTTTCACTGTAGGAGCTTTGTTTTCGTTTCTTACATGGTGGTCGAGTAAATAATGGAATTGCTGCAATTTGCAACAGATGTTGGATTTCCAATCGCTGCAGCTTGCGGTGGTATTTATTTTGTTTTTCTCACTCAAAAGTTTTTGCTTGATAGTGTGCTTGAAAGGATACAAGGTTTGATTGCTATCATTAGGCAATTAGACAAGCGCATTACCTCCATGTCGCAAGATATAATTAGAATTGATGCGCTGATGTCTGAAGCGTTAGATATTGCAAAAGAGAAGGAAAAAAATGGAAGCTGATGCAATTGCAAAATACATTAACCAATATGGTTTTCCGATTATTGCGGCAGGTGGCATGGGTTATATTGTCTATTATGTGTGGGTTTGGGCAACAACAATCGTTAAACCGATACTAGAAGAAGCCTATATTGTGCTTGTTGAGCTTATCGACCAGATTCGCGTACTTGATAACGACATGATTCGATTAACACAAAAAATTAGCACTATTTTATTATTGCGGGGGAAGAAATGAAAACAGGTGAACGTGGTTTAGCGTTAATCAAAGAATTTGAAGGCTGTAAACTTAAA